ATATTTTCTAAAGCAAAACCAGGACGATTATCAACCGTATGTGCTCCCGGCATCAAAAGGATTGTGGTCTTTTCTACCTCATCATTACTATTTCCCCTTAAATATGAAAATCTAGCTGACTCTATAATTGCTCTCTGTAGAGTTTTAAAGGGTTGAGCCAGAGAGTTTCCTTGATTTGTAATACTATCAGTGGAGTCTAAATCGCTTGGGCTTACATATAATATACGACCTTCTGTATTCTTAATAAAATTGTCAAGTTTGTTTAAAGGCATATTCTCATTCTTAAGAACTATTATCTTCTATTTATAATACTCACAAAAAAACTCACCTGCCAAAGACAAGTGAGTTTTATGTATTTAAGGTTTATAATGGGGATGTATAAACTAAGGAATTATCATCAACACGGGAACGAACAACTTCTAAAACATTCATAAATTGGTCTATTGTTTCACAATTTACAGTCTTTTCTCCACCTTCACTCGAATACAAATAAAACTTTTTAGCAAGAGTATCAACAACACAACGGGTCAGTATTTCTTGAGTTTCAGAAGGCATTTGGGGGTTTTTTGATTACTGGTCAATTATAGCACGGTTTGGGGGTGGTGTCAAGAGGGTTCAAAATTAATATTTGTGATATCTTGTCACAATAAGGGCAAAGTCTTTTGGAATAAACTACAAATTTCATATAGATTCTTGTAAATTGGAAATATAATTATAATAACATAGAGTTTTACTTAAAAATAAAAATATAGAACTATTTTCATTAAAAAGTTCTTCTACAAAATATCCATCAGCACAATATTCATTAGGTCTTAATTGTTTATGTACAGTTAAACTCTGATCAAATACATATTGAGCAAAATCAATCCGACTAACTTTAACATTTTCAGGAGAGCAATACCTAACTTCAACTCCAGAAAAATCCTTCCCCCCAACATACTGATCAAATACAATAACCTTTTTATCTGTATTAGAAAGTATTTGATAAAGTTCAGAATAAAAATTTTCATGAAGAATATTATCATCATCTAATGCATAAATATATCCTTCTCCAATTTCAGAGAATACTGAATTTAAATAAGTATGTCCCATATCTCCAGGAGTGCTATAAAAAAACTTTAAAATTGCACCAAAGGAAGTTAAGTCTTTTATCAGATCTTCATCTATATTTTCGTTAAATCTAGTATCAAAAAGGACCCACCATTTTAAATTAAATGAATTTTTTTTATCAACTGATTCTTTAATTTTTTTTAAATTTGCAACTCTAGTACACCTAGTAACAATATTAAGGTTTATCATATTTAAATTCTAACTGGATGTGGTCTTCTTTTATTAGATTTTACTGCAGATATCCATGCAGTAGTAACTGCTACATTATCTTCCCACCAAGTAGTATCTAATCTAAATTCTTGGAATTTTATAGTAGTATTGCCAATATATTGAGCTTTATCTTTATTTGTATAATATTCAAAACTATTTTGATTCCAATAACTTACATGAGTAGGGTCCTGAAATGCTCCTCTACCATCAGTAGAAGGGACCTCTATGAAAGCCCAACCTCCATCAGAAAGAACTCTATAAATCTCACTTATTATTTTTGATTTATCTTGTACTTTTTGAAGCACATGAGATACATTTATCACCCCAACGCTATTATCTGGCAAAGGAATACCTTCATTTAAATCGCAGATAATATTACCATCTTCTTGGTCTATTGTAGTATATCCTGCTCTTGGGAATAAACCACCACCCATATCAATCTTAAGTAATCCATTTAAATCAGTATCTCTTTCTGCAAGTTGTTGGGCATATTGATTATGAAGTTCTTTAGTTTTAATTTGTATTACATCATTTCTTTCAAGAAAACTATTATCACCGGTAATTCTGTAGATATAAAGAACTTTAGGAATATGATAAAACTTTGTAACTAAATAAGTTCTTATCATCAGTTCGTGGTCATCACAAATAGAGAGTTTTACATTATGACCACCAATCTCCTCATAAGTATTCTTTCTCCAAGCTCTCACATGGTCTGGTGAATACCAAATATAAGATAAAGAATGACTAGAAGGTTCAAAAGTGTTCATTGCAATTAATTTTTTACCATTCCAATCATATTCACCATAAGTCCATCCAAATACAGGATTATAAGGAATAAACTTATCTTCCATATGATAAGTTGCATTATTACTATAAACAAAACCACACTCTAGATTTTCTTCAAATGCAATTTTAAGTTCTTTTAAACAATCGGGAGTAAGAATATCGTCGTGGTCCATTTCCACTAAAACATCACCAGTTCCTAATGAGAATGCTTTGTTTTTTACATAACCAATATTTGTGTTTCCATCATAATTTGTATAAATCTTTACCCTTTTATCATTTAGGATTTCTTTTGAGAGTTGGTCTTTTTTAAACTCTCCATTGAGATAAACAATCCACTCCCAGTTATCATAAGTTTGTTGAGTAATACTTAAATAAAGTTCGTCAAAGTATGATTGATACTTATGTGAAGGTGTAATAATACTAAATTTCATTTTTAATCAAAGAAGAATAAATGGAATAATCTCGAGTTGTTTATATCAGTCCCAAAGTACTCATTTGCCGAGTGAATACATTTTGCATCAAAGAGTACCAAACGATTAAAAACATTACCCGCAGTGTCTACAAGTTCAAATTTGGTCTTATCATAGAAACCAGTTTCTCCAAATACATTCACATCACCAAAGTCATTTTGATTTCTCAATCCAGTTTTTTTGTGTGCATATAAAGAAGTTCCACAGGAAAAATCTGCATCTGGTGTGAGGTATACCATACCAGCAAGTGTTTGTCCATCACAGTGATACACTAATGCATCTTCTGCTGTGCAATACTGAAGTCTACCACACATTCCATGAGTTTCAGTCCAGTTTGTAATTTTCTTTCCTATAATCTTTTCAAATGCTTCTTTTGTTCCTGGGATAATATATTGCTCTTTAGTTCTACTACCTTTGTAATAATTTAAATTTGGTTCAAATTCTTGTTGAAGAGCAAACTCTCTTACGGCATAAGGGTCTGCATAGAAATCATCCACAATCCAAAGTCGTGGTTTGGTAGTAATATTAATTGAGAATGAGTTTATATTTTTTTCTTCATTAACTTTTGAGAGTGCATAATTATGAAGATTTTGTGGGTAATCACTACTATCATAATACATGTTACTATCAAGCAAGAAATAGTATTCCGGAAATGGAAGTGTTCTTTCTAGACTTATAAGTTTTATGGTTTGTTCCAGCATCTTATCATACTGTTTCAGTTCATCATAAGTTTGCGCAAGATACACAATGTGCTCATTTCTTACTGGACAATATTTTTCAGATTCATTAAACCACTGAATTGCTTTCTCATAATCTCCAAGATACTTATGACCAAGACCAATAGAGAATGCAGAAAAATAACACATCTCATGAATACCAAATGCATTTATGTGCCTTAGATATTGCTCAAAGTAAAAAATAAATCTGCGAGCAAACTCTTTGGAATGAGATTCTTTTAATGGATAAAAATCTTCACCACAACAATCTATATAAGATTTTGCAATATACCAGAAGTGATAAGTATCCGTGAGCATTGTTTCCTCACGAATTAGTTTTTCTTCAAGTTTAAGTGCATCAGTAATGTATTTGGTTCTTACAGTATAACTCTCACCATCGTGAGTTCCAATCATTCTTAAACCACGAGGAAGATCTATTCTCTCAAAGTTCTCTCCCTTCTCATCGTCCAAGTAGATGACCTCATGTGTCGGGTCATGTTGAAACTTCCAGGGTAATTTTGCATTCCAAATCCATGCCCGATAATATATACATCCACCCTTTTGTGAAGTAACATGGAAACTTTCAGTATTGGTATTGTAAAATGGAGACCAATCAAAATCATCATCAACTTCTAAATATTCATCACAATCCATCTTCATAATCCAATCACATCCGTGATCGTTGCGAAGTGTGGTTTGAAGTAGATGGTCTCTGTTCCAACCAAAACTAACCCAACCTTCTTCTACTTCATAAATGAACCCAGGAATGTTCTTATCCGCAAAGAACTCTTTTACAATATCTGGTGTTCCATCAGTAGAACCATTATCTTGAAGTACATAAAAATCAATATGTCTCCAAACACTCTCAAGCATTCTACGAATGCCTTTTGATTCGTTTTTAAACATAGAAATCATTACGATTTTTGTTTTTTTATTAATCAACGATTCAGTTTTCATTTTTTTAAGAGATAATATTGCAATAGATTCTTCTTTTTTTACATAGTCTGGAGATATTAGAGACCCCTCTATATCAAATATATCAGTATTATATCACATATTTAATTTTATGCAACTACTTTAACGGCAAATACAGTATTTTCATAAAATATTAGAGTATCAATATAACTATTAATTATTTCTAATTGATTTTCTTCTAGAACTTTAATATTTTGAATAAGTTCGTTCATTTTAATAATAAAATATAATTATATTATAACACATTAGTTCTTAAAATGATATTTTAAGTTTTAAGCTCTCCAATTAGTATTAGTATATGCATAAAATGCAAGACCAGTATTATTATAACCAGCATTTGCACCTTCATACTGATCATAAGAATATAACCAGTCCCCATTTCTATCTGAACGGTAAATAGGAAGTGAATTTGCTGTTTGATAAGTTCTAACCCATCCCACTACAGCCTCAAATTCCAGTCCATTAGCATAACCCTCATCCGGGTAAATAGTATAAAGGTGACCTCCGCTACCGTAATCGTTGCCACCAGGACTATATCGGGAAAAGAAACGATATAAGGGTTGTGTTCCGGAAATAAATGAAGTACTAAAAATATAAAAATATGGTTCGGGTTGTTGTATATTATAGTTATTAGGAGGACCAAGAAATTCAATACCAGGAGCAGAGGTATAAAAATGACGACCTTTCATACCGTAATTTATGTTGCCACAATCTGTACAATTATATCTATTA